CTGACGGAGGAAATCTACGGCTCAAAAATCGACGATGAGGATCTGGCCAAAGAAGCGCGGCCAGTCTGCCAGCGCTGGGGGGTCGATCTGGTCTATTGCGACAGTGCCAACCCGCAGTCGATTGAGAAGCTCAGGCGCGCCGACATCCGGGCCAAGGCCGCAGACAAGGCGGTCACCGATGGCATTCGCGCCGTCGGGGCACGCATCAGGACCGGGCGTTTGAAATGCTTTCGCACGTGCGGCAACTTAATCCGCGAGATGGGGCTCTATCACTATGACCCCGAGCGGAAGATCAGCAAGGACGAACCGGTCAAAGAGAATGACCACGCCCCCGACGCCCTGCGCTACATGGTGATGGGCATCGACAAGGGCAAGCGCCCGCACGGGCAAGAGCCAGCGCCAGACCTGCCGCTAGAGCCAGCGCCGGAAGATCCCGAGTCAAATAAGTCCTACCAGAAGCCCCACCCTCAAACGCGCTTTCGCAAACCCGAGCGCCTACTACCAGAGGATGAAGAATCGCGGCGGCGGAACCTTGAACACCTGGAAGAGCACGGGTGGGAGCGCTGGTAAGCCCGCCCAGGGCCCGTGTTCGCGCTGCCGTATGTGCCGAGCGAACCGCTCGTGTTCCCACTGCCATATCAGGTCACAAAAATCGTCAGCATCGTCCCCTCCTTTCACTCTTCCCTATTCTAATGAGCACCTTCCAACTGCAAGTCTCCCCCGCCGGCGTGCACACCAAATCCGCCCCGGCCGGCCTCGGTCTCTTCGGCTCCGGCGGCACAGCTTACGGGCCGTCCTACACGGACCGCTATCGCAAGCAACGCGTGCCGACGCCGGCGGAGCTGATCGCGCAGTATCGCAACGCGGTGTACACGTGCGTGAAGCTGAACGCCAATGGACGCGCCGGCGTGGCCCAGAAGTTATACGTCCAGACGCGCCGAGGCGATCCGCGGCCCAAATGCAAGATCCAGGGCGTGCCGGATAAGAAGCAACTCTACCTCCGCTCCCAGTCGAGCATGTCCGGCCGGATCGCCGGCGACTCGGACATTGAGGAAGTCACCGATCATCGCTGGCTGGATCTGGTAGCCCGGCCGAACCCGTACTACGACTGCAATTTCATGCTGGTTACCATCACCAGCTATCTCGACGTCGTTGGCAACGCTTATCTTTACGTCGGCAAACGTGATCGGCTGGGCATCCCTCTCGAACTCTGGCCCTTGCCCGCGCACCAGGTCTGGCCGGTGCGGAGCAATCCCAACACGGACGAACTGGTCGAATACTACGCCTTCGCCGGCGCACGCTCCATGGTGAAGTTGCTGCCGGAAGACATCGTCCACTTTAGGATGTTCAATCCGTGGGAGCCGTACGTACTCGGCATGTCGCCGCTCTGGGCGCTGATCGAGCACGTGAACGTCAACGAGCAATTCATCGGGCACTACCAGGCCCTCCTCGATAACCAGGCGCGGCCCGACGCCATCCTGTCCCCGGAAGAGATGATCGGCGAATTCGAACAGAAGCGCCTAGAAAACCGTCTCAACGCCAAGTTCCGCGCGGCCGGGTTCGGCGGGCTCATGGTGACCGAGAGCAACATGAACCTCCAGCCGCTGGGCTGGTCGCCTGTGGACCTCGGCATCTTCGAGGCGATGGGGATCAACGTCGATCACATCCGCGACGCCTACGATGTGCCCCAGGCCCTGATGACCAAGGACACCAACCTTGCAAACTTGCAGGCATCCTTGGGCCAACACGCCCGCTTTGCCATCCGCCCCCGCTGCATCAATCAAGACGAAACGATTAACCGCGTTGTAATGCCATGGTATGACGATAGCGGAAGACTGTTCGTCGCCAGTGACGATCCGACGCCGGAGGACGCCGATGCGAAGTTAAAAGAGACGCAGGCGCTGACTACCGCCGGCGTGATGAAAAGATCGGAAGGCCGCACGCGACATGGGCTCGAAAAAGACGACGCGGTTGACAAGTTCACGCTGCCCACGTCGCAACAAGTGCTCGACGACCAAGGCCAGCCGCCGCAAAAGCCGGCGCCGGGGCAAGGGCCTCAAGGGCAAGGCAACGGCCGGCCTGGCGGAGTTTCTGGTCAAGGTGGCGATAGCGGGGGAGCTAAGGACCATCGGGCGAAGCCTGAAGAGACTTCGCGCGTTGCTCCATCCATACAGGCCCTGGCCAATCCCGTGGCGGATTGTCTGCAACTCGCCCAAGCCGTGCGGGAAGGCAAAGTCAGTGAAGCATTCGCGCGATCGCTCCTCCGCGAAGTTCACGGGTTCGACGGACCGGGCCTGCACCTGATGACAGCCAACACCAAGGAACTATACCAGCAACTCGACCTCGCATTAGAAGGGTGGCCCGATGCCGGTGAAAGTGAAGAAAATCTCCAGGCCCTCTGGCAAAAAGCCAAGGGCAAAATCGACTGGTCCAAGCCGGACTGGGACTCGAAAAAGACCCGCGCCGACGCCGAGCGGAACGTTGACGAACTCGATAAAGAGGGATACTCCTGCAAGCCCGACGAACTCCTTGACGATCTACGATCCGATGGGAAACTCGTCCCGCTCAAAGACAAGCTCTGGAAGCGAATCACAAACACCGAGTCCCTCCGTGTTCGGAAGTTTTCCGACATCTTCGCCCAGGCCCACCGGCGAAAACGTAAGGTACGGGGAGTTCTTGCCGAGTTCCTTGCTGGAGATGTTCGGGCGCCGATACTACTCCGTCTGTCTTCAGGTGACGTTCACCTTTTCAGTGGAGACACAAGGCTTTGCATTGCACGGCTCTTTGACGTGCAGCCTCGTGTTTGGCTGCTGGATCTAGACGAGGGCTACAAGAAAACGGCGCAGGGCGTGCGCCACAAAGAACTCATCGCGGCCCGAGAGAAACTCTCGTCGGTGCCGCCGGTGGGGCCCGGGGATCAGATACCGCCGCCGTTCGCGCTCGCTCCGGAGGAGTTAACCACGCTGCCCTCCCCGGAGCAATTTACTGAGGAGATCAAGGCGCAGATCGATGCGGCCGCCGAGAAGGAAGTTGACCTGGCCTCCTTGCAAGTGACGCCAAACCTGAAGCTAACGCGCGCCGAGGTATCAGCTGCCCTCGACGAAAGCGCCGAGGTCGGCCGACCGGTGGTCATCCAGCGCGGCGACGTGCAGGTAATCGTGTCGGGGTTCGGGTATCTAACGGCACGCGTCCTCCTGGGAGAGAGCAAGGCAACCGTCAAGGTTATCGAGGTAAGCGATGAGCAAAAGCAGACATCAGGCGGTCAAGGCGCTGGCGAAGCTTCTCAAGAAGGCGGAGCGCAGGGCGGTGCGCCGGGAGCGAGCGCTGGTAGCGACGTGGCTTGAAAAGGAAGCAGCTTTCGAGATCGCGAGCGCGAATAACGCCAACCCCCGGTGCGGGGCCGCAATCGGAGGCACCATCGAAGCGCTTGCGCCGTTGGTGCGTTCAGGGCGCTACCTTCTGCCCGAAGAGCAGCCAGAGAACTATCCAGGCGTGGCCTATCGAGACGAGGGGGCGGAGTTGGCGCGTGAGGAGCTTGGCGCGGCATGAGTTTCTTCCGCTGCCGCGCCTGTCCCTGGCAAGGGCACGGATCAGCCCACGTCGTTCGAGAGAAGGCCCGCTGTCCCGCTTGTGCTACCGATGTATTTCGAACACAACATTGTCCCCGTCGCCATCGACCAGCTAAAGCCCGCGCTCGACAAGCTGGCGCAACAGGGCTGGATGCTGATTACAGCCGTGCCAGGGCAGGCCCAGACGCAGACCGTGAACAAGCAAGGCATCCTGGTCCAGGGCGCGGCCCAGCCAATCTTGCTCTGCATCCTTGGCCGGCCAGTCGCCCCCGGTCAGGCGCAAGCCGAGGCGCCCCCGGAAGAGCCGGCCGAGGAAAGCGGCGCGATTCTCTTGAAGGCAGCCTGAGCAGGTCCTCCCCGCCAGTAATGGCGATGGGATCCACGAGAACAAGGAACGAGCATGACTCCCCGCGTTTACGCCCTGGTCGCCAAGGCCCTTTCCAAGCTCAAGGGCAAGTCCATCTCCCCAGGGGAGCATTCCCTCCACGGCCGCGCGATCGTCGATCTGGATTGCGTCATCCGCAAGGGAGAGCCCACGGAAGCCACACCACAGTACAAGCCGGACTGGCAGAGAGTGATTGCCTACCTGCTGTTTGTGCACACGCCTTACGACTGCGACCAGGCGGCCCGCGCACTCGACTTATCTTTGGACGCCGCGGACAGACAGTTGCCGCTCGACGCGTCGTATCTGGAACACGTCGAGGGCGCCTGCGAGCGCTTCCTGGCGCAGAAGGCGCACACACAGAAGAAGGTGCCGCGCGAAGGGGCAACGTCAGTAGTGGGCGACGTAAAGCTAATCGACTTCACGCCGGCCAAGGACAACGAAACTGCCGCGGCAGTGGACTCGGTTGCCCGAGGGGCGAAGGGCCAGAAACGCGTCGCCTAGTCCGAGGGCCGGCATTTTTCAAATGAACACCTTTCCCGAAACAACCGGTTTCCCGGCCGTCGAGTTGGCCAAGAAGATCGCGACCGAAGCGCACAAGGGGCAGACACGCTGGGGCGGCGAGCCCTACATCGTTCATCCCGAGGCAGTGGCGCTCGAGGTAAGCTCCTCCGTTTGGCAGGTGCGGGCGGGCGCCTGGCTGCATGACGTGGTGGAAGATACCGCGTTGACGCTGGGGGATCTACTCGACAACGGCGTTCCGACCGAAGTCTTGCACATCGTCCGCCTGCTGACCCATCGGCCGGAAGATTCTTACCTCGATTATCTGCTGGCCATCAAACGCGATCATTACGCGAGCCTGGTCAAGCGTGCCGACCTACGCTGCAACCTGCGCGACTCCGAGGGCATGAAGAACAAAAATAGCATCCGCGATAAATGGATGCTGGCCCTGTGGATTCTCGCTGAAGAACGTTACGCCCCGACAACTCCATGACCGCCTACTTCCTCTCCGAATCCGCCCGCCTGCAAGCCGTGCGCAAATGGCCGCGCTTGCTCTACGCGCGGTGCGATCGTACATCGTCGGAAGCGGCGATTCGGACCGCATCGTCAGAGCCGGCGGGGCGGACGTCGGAACGCAAGTCTCACTGCCCGGATTGCTGGGCTACTTACCAGTGCCATTGCAACCAAGGAGGCAAGGCGCTAGGCGCCGCTCCCTTTCCAAAAGCAGACCCCAGGGCACACCCGGAAGCTTCCGACTGGGAAGCCGATCGCGCAGATCCTGAAACAGTTCTTCCGCCGCCAGCGCCGGGCAGTCCTGACCTGGCTGGACCAGGGGACCAAGGCGGCGACGCAACCGGTTGACCTCGGGCAACGACTGCCGCCGGCGTTCATCGACATTAGCCAGTTCGCCGGCGGGTCGGCGGGCCTGGCTAGGGAAGCGCAGCCGCTCATCGAACTCTACTTTCAGGAGTCGGCGCGCAAACTCATCTCGCGCGTGGGCGCCTCGTTCGAGGTGTTCAACGTCATCAATCCGCGCATCACCGAGGCGGCCGGGCAACTGGCGTTGCAATTCTCGGCAGACACCAACGCTACCACGTCCAAGAACCTGCAAGATGCTCTGGCCGAATTGCGCCAGGACTTCTTGGACGGCATTGTCACCGGCGACCCGCAGAAGGAATTGCGGCGGCGGGTCAGCGAGGTCTTTGACCAGGCCGAGCAGTGGCGGGCCGATCAGATCGCTACCACGGAGACCAGCCGGGCGATTCATTCGGCGGAGAAGATTTCCGCCGAGGCCTCAGGTGTAGTCAAAGGTTTCCGATGGATGGCAAGCGCCGATGCATGCCCTTT